ATCGTTATCTCAGGTAGCTCTGAAGGTGATGAACGTCGGATGATAGACAACCTAATGACAAAGCTTCGTGCCTTGGTGGAAGAGTGCAAGATGGGTGTCATACTTGTCAGTCACTTGAAGCGACCAGAAGGTAGAGGACACGAAGACGGTGCAACCACATCGGTAGCACAACTCCGAGGGTCGGCAGGTATCGCACAACTAAGCGATATGGTTATTGGTTTAGAGCGGAACCAACAAGACGCAGAGAGTAAACATCTCACATCAGTAAGAGTCCTGAAGAATAGATTCAGTGGTGATACTGGTGTTGCTTGCAACTTAAGGTGGCAAGTAGAGACAGGACGATTAACAGAGGAAAAGTTTATAGAGGGAGAGACAGGTGAAAATTACTTTTAAATTATGGAATATTGTTCAAACTTCAGATACGACCTCAAGGTGGGACAGATTGCTGAGAAGCAAGTGGCTGACCTTTTACAAGACAAAAAGATTGAGGTCAAAAGAGACCTTAAAGCAAAGACTACTGGCAACCTATATATTGAATATGAATCAAGGGGCAAGCCCTCTGGTATCTCTCGCTCCGAAGCAGACTACTGGTGCTTTGCTTTCGAGAATCTTTTCATCTTCATTGAGACAACCAAACTCAAAGAGATAATAGAGCCAATGAAGGGAAGCAGTATGGATAAACGAGGTGGAGACAAGAACTCCAGCAAGGGCATCCTCTTACCACTAGAACGATTAACGGAATTGAAATGAACACACTGACATTTGATATAGAGACAAACGGAATTAAAAACTGGGCAACGCTCAGTGACCTAGACACACTACATTGTTTATCCATCTACGAGTCATACACTCAAGAGATGAGCAGCTACAGCACAGTAGCGGGTAACATTGAAGAAGGACTTGAGAAGTTAAAGAACGCTAATACTATTGTAGGACACAACGTCATAGGGTTCGATGTCCCTGCCCTACGGAAGTTATATGGGTTCACTCACGACAACGTGATAGACACCTTGGTGTTGGCTCGGTGCATCTTTCCAGATGTACGCAACGATGACTTCAAGCGTGTAGACTTTGACACTAAGCTAATAGGCTCACACTCACTCAAGGCTTGGGGAACTCGACTAGGTATCCTCAAGGATAACTATGGTGAGACAGCGGACTGGTCACAGTGGACACAAGAGATGCAAGATTACTGCGAGCAAGATGTTCGTGTGACTTCTGCTTTGTATCTGTGGTTAAAGTGCAGACATCCATCAGAACAAATGATAGAGCTTGAGCATAAGTTCGCTACCCAAATGCGTCTCCAAGAATACAACGGGTTTCCTTTTGATAATAGAAAAGCTGTTGAACTTATGGAGAGGCTGATGCTTGAGAGGTGCGAGATAGAGTCCGAGCTACAAAAAGCTTTTCCTCCTATCGTTGAAGAAACAAAAAGTTTCCAATGGCAGAACCTTAATGGTGATGCCTTTCCTACAAAGAAAGCTATGCTAGAGGTTGGCTACAAAGCTAACGAGTGTGTTAAGGGAGACCGCAAAACTAAATCTATTCCATTCAACCCCAACAGTCGTGACCAAATATCCGCTAGGTTGATGGAGCAAGGATGGAAGCCTGATGCGTTTGATGGTAAGCGCCCTGCTATAAATGAGAGCGTTCTTAAAGAGATTAACACTGCGGAGTCTCTCAAGCTACTACAGTTCTTGACCATCTCCAAAAGACTTGGACAACTCATGGAAGGTAACCAAGCTTGGATTAAGTTAGAGCGTGAGGGTAAGATACATGGCGGTATAAATACTAATGGTGCTATCAGTGGTCGATGCACCCATCAATCACCAAACGTAGCTCAAGTCCCATCCGTCCGTAGTCCCTATGGTGGTGAGTGTAGAGAACTATTCACTGCACCAAAGGGTAAGGTATTAGTAGGATGTGATGCTAGTGGTTTAGAACTACGATGCCTTGCTCACTATCTATACCCTTGGGACAACGGTAAGTATGCTAAGACTATCCTTGAAGGTGACATCCATACTGCTAATCAAAAAGCAGCAGGACTAGAAACAAGAGACCAAGCTAAGACTTTCATCTATGCCACACTATATGGTGCAGGTGATGCCAAGATTGGTTCTATTGTTGGTGGTAGTTCTAAAGAAGGCAAGCGCCTCAAGGGTAACTTCAAGAAGAACCTACCAGCATACAGCAAGCTAGTAACAGCAGTAGAAGCTAAGGTCACATCAGTCGGTTCACTCATCGGTCTTGATGGACGCAAGCTACCCTGTCGTTCAGCACACTCAGCACTCAACTTACTGTTGCAGTCAGCGGGTGCAGTCATAATGAAACAAGCCCTAGTGAACTTTGCGGAGGAGGCTCCAAGGTTCTATCTGATGCACGCGAATGTTCACGATGAGGTGCAGTTTAGTTGTGACGAGAAGGATGCTCCAGTTCTTGGAGAGTTATTCGTCAAAGCAATTACCAAAGCAGGCGATGACTTGAACTTCAAGTGTCCTCTCGATGGTGAATATAAAGTAGGAAACAACTGGAAGGATACACACTAATGGCTGAACACTTAGTAAAAGAATCTATTGTGCTGGGTTTAGAAGTTAAGATTGATGAGCTTAAGCAAACCCTCAGTAGTCTAGAGCTACAGCGTATTCACTTAGTCAAACTTATAACCAAACTAGAAACATTCAAAAAAGAAATATGAGCGCTAAAACAATAATGATAGATGGCGATATGATTATATATCGTGCAGCGTTTTCATCAGAGGTGGAAACTAAATGGGATGATGATATATGGACACTTCATTCTTCAGAGGCAGCGGCTACCGCAAAGGTAGACGAACTCGTTGAGGGTATCATGAAGAAGTTAAAAGCTACTGATTACATTACGTGCATTAGTAGTAAGACTAACTTCCGTCATGACCTCTATCCAGCCTACAAGTCTAACCGTTCCGACAAGCGTAAGCCGTTGGGTATCAAGGGATTAACTGAGTATATGTATGACTATCACAACGGGTTGATTGTCGATGACTTAGAAGCTGATGACCTCATCGGTGTTCTCTGCACGAGGAACCCCAAGGATACCATAGCGGTGAGCGGTGACAAGGACTTCGGTACATTGCCCATCACTTGGTATAACCACTTGAAGGATGAGGTCACTACTACAAAGTTAAAGCAAGCTAAACGCTTCCACCTTATTCAGACACTCACGGGTGACGCTATTGATGGATACAAAGGTCTCAAGGGTGTTGGCATTAAGACCGCAGAAAAGATATTAGATAAGAATGGTGCTACGTGGAAGACCGTTGTTGATGAGTATAAGAAGCATGACCTCACAGAAGATGATGCCCTACTCACAGCACGACTAGCCTACATCCTACAGAAACAACATTACAACTTAGAAACTAAAAAGATAAAACTATGGACACCAAGAAAGTAACATTACCTGACAGTGGTAAACGCTCAGAGTTTGACACAGGTGCAGTGAGAGATGCGATGGAGGGAAAAGGGATGCCCTCGTTGCTACCCATCGCTGCACTACGAGCTGCCTCTAAACGCTTTGAGGATGGAGCTAATAAGTATGGTCGTGACAACTGGACTAAGGGTATTCCACTCAGTAGATACATAGATAGTTTGTATAGACACCTATGGCAATTCATCGAAGGNGATGAGAGTGAAGACCACGCTGGTGCTATCGTTTGGAACGCCATGTGTCTNGTTCAAACTGAAGAATGGATTAAGAATGGTAAGTTACCTAAGTCGTTAGATGACATAAGGAAGAGGGAATATGAAGTATCGAACCAAGAAGAAAGGTAATTATGGCTGACTCATTTCCCCCAATACATCCACAACTACTCAAAGCTTTGGTCGAAAACTTCCCTCAAAAAGATTTTGATACGGGTAAGTCATTAAGAGATATGGACTTTCATAATGGACAACGCTCGGTCATTAACTTTCTTACCCATCAATTCGAGATTCAAAACGAAAATATCCTAACGAAAGAATAATACCATGTGCATGTCATCCCCTAAAATACCAGACCCAGTGCCACCACCCGCTGCTCCTCCCCCTCCTACTAAGACAGCTAAGACGGTGGAGAACAAAGCTCTTAAGAACCGTAGTGGTTCCTCTAGGAAGCGTGGTACTTCTGCTCTAACTATTCGTCGCTCTTCAGTCAACACTGGCTCAAGCGGCACAGGTGCAAATATCTCTTACTAATATAAATGGCAGATAGAACCCTAACGGTAAACGGTCAACCTTTCACATTTAATCGTGATAGGTTTGCAGGTGTAAGAACTATGGAGGTGTCTCAACCTCTTGCCGACTCCACTACCAAAATAAAATTAGCCATTACTGCGGTGGATGATAATGGTGTCTCTATGGCAGGATTTAGCGGTGTATATACAAGGTCATCAACTACTAGCTCTGTTTGGAATCAAGAGGGAGGTGACGGGGCATTATCAGCAGATTCTATTAATACAAATGTTAACGGGTCAAGTGTGGGATGGATATTAGAAGACTCATCAGACAATGACCCTTACATAAATATAACAGTATCTAACTTACCCGTAACCACATTTTCAAAAGCCCTTCCTTGGGATGGATTAAGTGCGTTTGTCTCAGCGGGAATAGTAATTACTCCCGCACCAGAGATAGTCACAGTAGACCGCACAGCACAAGTAATAGATTCAGACCGCAAGGGTGAGTCTCGTCCGCTACTAAGTAAAGTAGTTGGTGGGGCTGCTGCCGCATATTCGCTACGTGACCTTAACGACAAAGCGGGTAACAACAAGGTTGTCCGTGTTCGTCGTGTTAGTGATAACAACGAGCGTGAATTCTTAGCCAAGGAAGTAGCTAACGGTACACTGGAGGCTTTTGCTAATGAATCTGTTAAGTATTTAGACAGCACTGGAACTACAACGAAAAACGTAACTACCAATGGAATAACATTTCCCGTTGTAGGCTCGTCAGACTACCTTGCTAATAACCTTTCTTTTAGTGCTACTGGTGGGTTTAATAATACTGAAAAATATTCCTTTACTGGCTCAGGCGACTCACATGGTTTTGGTCATAACTGGTATTTTAGTAACGCCTTCAATGTTAACAGAATAGGTTCATCAGCCCCAAACAAGACAGTTACCGTTGAGGCGTATGTAAAGCGTACAAGCGGTAGTTCTAGTGACAACTTATATTTTAGACCTTACGCAACAAGCACCTCAAATAAAATTACCGTTACTGGGCTAGTGCAGGATGAGTGGACTTTTGTTAAAGGGACTCTGATTAAAGACTCTTCGGTGGCTATTAGGACTCACATCCAAATAGGAGGAGACACAGGAGTTACCTTTGAAGTCTCTAACATTAAATTCTATTCAGAAAACAATGACGTTAAGGTATCCAAATGGTATGACCAGTCAGGTAACAGCAAGGATGCCGTGCAACTAACTGCTACAAACCAACCCAAGATTGTTAGTGCTGGCACTTTCTTAAGTGAGTTACTGTTTGAAGGCAGTCAAGTTTTTGATAGCATTACTTTAAGCGCTTCTGCTCAACCAAATTCAATCGTTACAGTCAGTAACACTAATGTTGCTTCACAAACTCATGGAATATACGGAACTAATACCAATCAAGCTGGTTATTATAGGTCTTCTAATAAACACGCTATTTACTCAACAGGCACGGGTTCGGCTACATTAGAAGGAGCCGCTTATGTAGTTGATAGAGATTACCTAAGATTCGACCTGTTCAATGGGACTAGTTCTGTGATTGGAGTTGATGGGACTACTGCTTCTGGAACTACTGGTGTAGATGGACTTACCCGCTTAGACATTGGAGACTCAAGTCTTAGTGGAGTTAATCCGCTAAATGGTGGAATAAAAGAACTTATTCTTTATACCTCCAACCAATCAGCCAACCGTCCCGCCATCGAAGCTAACATTAACAATCAATACGACATCTACTAATGTATCTAATTTACGCAAGCGAAGAAGCCGCCATTGAGCGAGCCGATGAAGAAGGTAAAGACAACAACTTCTCCTACTGGACTGAAGGCAAGGGAACCAGATGGTTGACTAAGCCAGTCCCTACGGCTGACGGTATGTGGGCTTTAGATGTTTCTGAGTATGACCTCGACGAGTCCGAAGAGTCCGCTACTGTTGATGCCTATTCACCCCTAGAAGTCGAAGAGGACTAATATATTTATGAGTAACAAATCTGCCGAAAGCTTATACACCTCCCTTGAAGGGAAGCGATACCAATACCTAGACAGAGCAAGACAAGCATCTAAATTAACTTTACCTTATGTAATGCCTGATGAGGGCTTCGGTTCTCATTCACGGTTAGAGACACCATTTCAAGGCGTTGGGGCAAGAGGAGTAAACAACCTCGCTTCTAAATTACTGTTGGCACTTCTACCCCCCAACGCCCCCTTTTTTAGATTAAACGTAGACAAGTATGCTTTGGCAGCCGAAGGCGCTGATGCAAGTGTGCTGTCTGAAATCGAAGCAGGACTTCAACAAGTAGAAGATTCTGTGATGGATGAGATTAGTCGTGAGACCTATCGCGTTGCTATCCATGAAGCACTAAAGAATCTTATCATTTCTGGTAATGCTTTAGTATATATGCCTGATGACGGAGGTATGCGTGTATTCCATCTCGACCGTTATTGTGTTGAGCGTGACGCTATGGGTAATACCCTATACATCTGCACCAAGGAAACACTTTCCTATATGACCCTATCCGATGAGTTGAAAGAACTCGTAGGTGTCCAAGGAGAAAGTGCTGACGAGGCTATCAATCTTTACACAGCAGTGTGCCGTAAGAGTGACCACTGGTTTGTCTATCAAGACATCAATGGTATTCGTATCCCCTCCTCTGAAGGTAAATACAAACTCGACAAGAACCCATTCATCCCTCTTCGCTTTACTCGCGTTGATGGTGAAGACTATGGTCGTGGTTATGTAGAAGAATACCTCGGAGACCTTCAGTCACTTGAGACCCTTACCCAAGCAATCGTTGAGGGTAGTGCAGCAGCAGCCAAGGTTCTATTCATGGTTAATCCTAATGGTACAACCAGAGCAAGGACACTAGCTGAGTCACCTAATGGTGCTATCACCCAAGGTAACGCACAGGACGTATCGGTTCTACAGCTTAATAAATTTAATGACTTTCGTGTTGCCCAAGAAACTATCAGAGAAATCAAAGATAGACTTGGACACGCCTTCTTACTTACTTCAGGAGTTGTTCGCCAAGCCGAACGTGTGACTGCCGAAGAGATAAGAATGTTAAGTATGGAACTAGAGTCTGCCCTCGGTGGTCTCTACTCTCTACTTAGTACAGAACTTCAGATGCCTATGGTCAACCGACTGTTGGTAGTAATGAAGAAAAAGAAATCGTTACCTGAACTACCTAAGGATATAGTCAACCCTGTTATCATTACAGGTGTTGAAGCACTAGGTCGTGGTAATGATTTACAGAAACTTGACTTGTTCCTAGCTGGAGCAGCTCAAGTTGTTGGTGCTGAAGCTGTCGCTCAGTTCGTTAATGTAAGTGAATACTTCAAACGTAGAGCAACCTCTCTGGGTATCAAGACTCAAGAGTTAATCAAGAGTCCTGAACAGATGCAGCAAGAGGCACAGCAAGCCCAACAAGCAGCGATGATGCAAGCTGCTGTACCTAATGGCGTAAATGCGATTAGTAGCCAGTTAAGCCAAGCTCAAGACGGAGCGAATATGAATCAACAAGTAGAAGCAAGCGAGTAATAATGGAAAGAGTAGTTATACAAGAACACAGTGAGGACGAAAATATCTCACTAGAAAAACAAGCGGCAATGCAAGACGAAGCCGCAAAAGCTAGAGGTCAATCTATCGTATCTGAATCTGAAAAGGTTGAAGAGACCGAGACCCCTATTGAAAGTGAGCGCCCTGAGTGGTTGCCTGAGAAGTTTGACACACCAGAAGATATGGCTAAAGCCTATTCCGAAGCTGAGAAGAAACTATCAGAACCAAAGGACACCAAGGAAAGTAAAGAAGCTAAACCTAAAGAAACTTCTGAACCTTCTGACAATGTTATCTCAAGTGCCACAGAAGAATTTTCTAATAAAGGAGAGCTATCTGACAAGACCTATGAAAGTCTTGAACAAGCTGGTCTCTCCCGTGAAATGGTCAACGCATACATCGCTGGTCAACAATCATTAGTCGACGCTCAGACTGCAAACATCCACAAGGTTGTGGGTGGTGAAGGTGAGTATGACGCTATGGCTAAATGGGCTGGTGAAAACTTAGCTGATGATGAGCTAGATGCCTTCAACACTATTGTTGAGAGCGGCACAGTAAGCCAAGCAAATGTTGCAGTCAAAGGCTTATATGCTCAATACAGAGCGCTAGGTGGTGGAGAACCTTCCCTTGAAAAAGGTGGAACTTCTGCTTCTGACGCTGGTGTAAAGCCATATGGTTCTGCCGCTGAGGTAACTCGTGCTATGCGTGACCCTAAGTATGCTGAAGATGCAGGATACAGAAAACTAGTTGAACAACGACTCTCAGTCACAACCGCAATTTAATTATGACCCCAGAACTAATAGCAATGCTCGGAGGTGGTGTCAGTGGTTTCGTAATGAAACTCATTGGCGCACAGATGGAAAACCAAGCCCGTCAATTTGAGCGCATGATTACGACACAGCAGACAGCAGATGCCTCGGCTGATGCCGCTGCCAAACGTAATGGTGGTGTATTAGTTCGTAGATTCCTAGTGGTCTCCACTGTCTTTGCCATCGTAGTTGCCCCGTTCGTGTTCGCATGGACAGACGTGGGTGTCAGCGTTGCCAGAGAGACTGGAGGCTTTCTAGGGCTATTTAAAAGTGTCCAATGGGAAACCGTTCAAGGATTCGTAATCCTCCCTGAAATCAGACAAACCGCTTTAGCCATCGTAGGTTTCTACTTTGGCTCGTCTCAAATTAAATGACAGAGATTCTCAATGTTGTCTCATCCATGACACCAATCCTTATTGGTATAATTACTCTAATTATTGTAATGGCTCGGATGCACTACAACGTTGAATCTCTTTCAGAAAAAGTAAAAATTCTTTTTGACTTCCATAATAAAAAAAAGAAATAAGATGAATGAAATCCTATCTAATACTATTATCTTTTCTTGTATTCCTAATCCCCCAATTAAAAGCAAATGAAAATCTGTCAATCTCCAGATTCGTGTCAAAAATCCCTTTGTGGGAAGTGTATCCGAATAGTAAGCCTAACGTCATTGGTGACAATGGTAAAGCTTTTGGCTTCTATCAAATTACGAGTATTATGGTTAAAGACTTCAATCGTATCAGCGGTCAAAGTCTTGTACATGAAGATTGTTTCGACCCAAGAATTTCTAAAGAAATCGCTTATACAGTTCTGGCGCACTATTCAAAACATATTAAAAGACAAGGAATAGAACCGACTGTAAAGCATTGGTTGTTTATATGGAATGGTGGTGGTGGTGCTTGGAGACGAGTACATCATCCTATCAGTGACCGTAAACAATTACGACTGGAGGGTTATGCTCAACGAGCTATGACCTTCCTATAACTTTCGTTTAAGATTAATAAGCACAATGCCCTCCGAGGAGGATAACATTTGGTAAGCAGATAATCGAAGACAAAAACAATAAACTAAAACTAACCCCAATAAAAGAAAGAAAAAACTATGGCAAATGGTAATACAGCCCCAAGTCGCAGTGGTCTCATTTCTGGTGGTTCTGACAATGATGCATTGTTTCTCAAAGTCTTCTCAGGAGAAATCCTGACTGCTTTTGAACAGAACAATGTCATGAAGGACTTGCACTTGATGCGTACAATCACATCAGGTAAGTCTGCTCAGTTCCCAGTATCAGGAATCGCTACTGCAAAATATCATACACCTGGAGTCAACATCGCTGACTCTGGTAACTCGATGCTTAGCAGCATTGGAATGAACGAGCGTGTCATCACTATTGATGATGTTCTTGTATCGTCCACATTCATTGCTAACATTGATGAACTCAAGAGTCACTACGACGTTCGTAGCATTTATGCTTCTGAACTTGGTAAGGCTCTCGCAAAACGCTTCGACATCGCAACAATGAAGACTCTCTTCGCTGCTGCTTCTGCTGGCGCTTCTGCTCCACAAGCTGGTGGTAACTCCATCGCTGGTGCAACTACTAACACCACTGCTGGTATCGTTGACGCACTCTATGCGGCTGCTACTAAGCTTGACGAAGTAGATGCTCCAAGTGAAGGACGTTTCGCTATCGTAACTCCTGCTCAATACTACAAGCTATTGACTGCTGATAATGTTGCTATCAACAAGGACACCTCTGGTGGTTCTGCTGATGCTGCTCGCGGTTCAATCGTTGAAGTTGCAGGTATCCAACTCAAGAAGAGCAGCAACTTCCTAGAAGTTATCGCTGAAGGCAACATCTCTACTGCTGGTACTGGTGGGTCTAATGACCAAACCAACGCTGACAATGATGATGGTTCTGCTAACAACGACCCCTTCGTTGGAAGTGGAGTAGGTTACAATGGTGACTTCTCTGCGCTTAACAACAGTGGTGAACATGGTATCCTCGTTGGTACTAAGGAAGCTATCGGTACAGTTAAGCTTCTCGACCTCGCTACAGAGTCCGAGTACCAAATCGAGCGTCAAGGTACACTATTCGTTGCTAAATATGCAATGGGTCATGGTGTCCTTCGCCCTGAGTGTGCAGTGAAGATTCTTCCTGCTTAAAACCCTCTAAATTCAAAGCCCTCCTTGGTCAATCCCTTGGAGGGCTTTTTTATTTTATGAAACGAAAAGGCGTATCATTACGAAAAGAACACAAGTCTGATAAAGGCGGTCTCACCAAGAAAGGTCGTGACTACTATAATAAGAAGACAGGTTCTAATCTTAAAGCACCACAGCCCAAGGGAGGCGCTAGAAAGCGTAGCTTCTGTGCAAGAATGTCAGGTGTTAAAGGAGCCATGAAAGACTCTAAGGGTCGTCCTACTCGTAAAGCTTTAGCCCTTAAACGATGGAAATGTTAAATTATGTCCCTATACGAAAATATTAACCGACGCAAGAAACTAGGCATTAGCCGCAGTAAGAAGAAATCCACAGTCTCCAAGAAGTCCTATGACAACATGAAGAAGGGTTTTCCTAAAAAGAAAGATAAATAATAATGGCTACATATACTACCCAACTAGAAGCAGTAAACTCAATGCTAGGTCACATCGGTGAATCACCTGTGAACAGCATTAGCGACACCGCAGCAGTTCCCGTGTCTGTCTCCGTCGCTATCGCTGCACTTAACGAAGTGAGCAAAGACGTTCAATCGGAAGGGTGGCATTTTAATACTGAGACAGGAGTGAAGTATTCACCAACTGGTGGTTCTATTACTGTCCCTGCCGACATTATACAGTTTGACCCTATTGACACATCATTAGATATTGTTCAACGCGGAGCGACCTTGTTCGACCGTAAGAATAATACAACAACTTTTACAAGCGACCTAACGGTAAACCAAATGCGTTTACTAGATTGGGACAGCTTACCAGAGGTAGCACGTAGATACATCACACTCAAAGCATCAAGAGTATTCCAAGGACGCATCATAGGGTCTAGGGAGTTAGAAGCTTTGATTGCTCGTGATGAATACGTTGCTAGAGCTAACCTACTAGAAGCAGATGGTAGCACCTCAGACAGAACTATATTTGACAACTATGACACCTCAGCTAGAGTTGGCATCAATCGTAACTACGACATCTCTTAATGGCATTAATCAATACAAGTGTTCCTAACCTCATACAAGGGGTATCTCAACAACCTGACGCAACACGCTTTGCTGGTCAATGTGAGGAGCAGGAAAACGCTCTTAGCTCTGTTGCAGATGGACTGAAGAAGCGTCCTAACACTAGGCACATTGCTAGGTTGCTTACGAGTGCTATTGCTGAGGACAACTTTGTTCACTTTATAAATAGAGATGAGAACGAGAAGTATGTAGCTATTCATGATGGCGTAACGCTCCGTATCTTCAACCTTCAAAGTGGCGCAGAATCAACAATAGCATACGAGTTTATTGAGGAATTACATGTTGATTACGGTTGGTACTTTAAGGACTGGGACGGGACTACTAACGTATTTGGTATTACTAATGCCGACACGCTCTACCCAAATAATGGATTTTTTGCTGGAGGCACAACAGGGTCTCCAACTGAGCTTTATGCTAGTAAAAAGATTTTAACTCCTTTAGAAACAAACGCACAGGTATCTATTAAGTTTTCAGCCACTGAGTTGAATGGTGCTTGGACTATTGACATTGTTGATAAAGACGATGCCGCTCAAACATATACAAGTTTAACTGGGGGTGCTGTTTCGCTTGCAGACGGTGTAGGTCAATCTTATGATGTTACCCTTACTTTAGGGACAAACGCGAGTACCGCCTCTAATCCGCATATATTATTAAAATCACTCGACGTAGATGACGGCAATGTTCAGTTTAATATGCAGTCTCACCGTTTTGAGATGACGAAGACATTTAGCAGTAATTATTTGACTTCAAGTAATCCAAAAGAGGATTTTAAATTTACTACAATAAGCGACACAACTATCGCCCTTAACACAACAACCACAGTATTAGAACACGCCATAAAGACCAAACCACAGAGTTCACTCCAACTTGTAGTTTTTATGAACGCAAGAGGGTCTACAAGGTACACGATAGGACATGTTACGCGCATGACACCATCAGTAAGCTCAACTCCTACTATTCAAAGCACCGATGAATTACGAAATAGATTTTTTATAGACTATAACAATACAGGCGGTAACAACAACTTTTTTGGAAGCGGTGGGCAAGGTCAGGCGGGAAATGGAACAGGTAAAGTTGGAGAAGATATAATTAGTATAGGTGCTGAACTAGCACCTTTAAGTGTATCAGATGGGCTTTCTGGAGAGGGAATGACTAGTATTTATAAGTCAGTTGATTCTATTAATAAGTTACCTCTCAATATAGGAGACGGGTTTTCAGTTAAAATTAATGGAGACGTAGAGCTTTCTCAAGATGACTATTATGTTGTATCTGCATTAAATAGCGGAGATACACTAAGCGGAGGAATCAATAACCACTGGGAAGAAACCGTTAAAGGCGGTCTTGCATTAGGTCTGGACAAGAAAACCATGCCTCTAAAAATTGTAAATACCGCAGAAGATACCTTCAAGGTGTCTACTATTACTTATAATCGAAGAAATGCGGGAGATGAACTCTCCAATCCGCACCCTTCTTTCGTAAACTCAAAGATTAACAATGTCTTTCTTTATAAGAACCGTCTTGGAATGCTTAGTGATGGCAATGTAATACTTTCTGAAGCGGGAGAGTTTTTTAACTTTTATAGGAATACAGTTACAACCCTTCTGGACTCTGCCCCTATTGATGTGACGGTTACTTCAAGGAGAGTAACAAACCTTAACTTCGCTGTAGGCTTTCAGGAAAACCTTATACTATTTTCAGACAACGGACAGTTTGTTTTAAAGGGAGGAGAGTTATTAACACCAAAGACCGTAAGTATCTCTCCAATTACTAACTTTGATTTAGGAAAGGACATTGAACCGTTAGCACTAGGTTCGTATATTTACTTCCCTTTTGCTAGAGGAGCCTTTACAGGAGTCAGAGAGTTCTCGGTAAATAGCTCAACCGATACCTACGATGCTTCAGAAGTAACCGAACACGTTCCCGCTTATCTTCCCAAGAACATCATTGATATGGCAGGAACTACCTCAGAGGACATGATTGCGTTACTCAGTGGTGACGAAAAAGGCTCTCTATATATCTACAATTACTTCTGGAACAACAACCAGAAAGTCCTAAGTGCTTGGTCTAAGTTTACCTTCACAGGTGAGATACGAGGTATTGAGTTCATTGAGTCCACTCTATACGCAGTCATCACCAACAACGGAGAAACTAATCTCGTTGAGATGCCTTTAGAGTCTGGCTTAACGGACACTGCTGGTTACGTTACTCACCTTGATATGCGAGTAGCTAAGACTGTCACACATGGCTCCTCTACAATCACCCTACCATACACACCAGCAGACAACTCTGTAGAGGTTTACACGACAGACGGACTGAAACTTAACGCTACAAACTCAGGAGCTACTGTTACTCTTACACAAGCGGTTAACGATGTTGATATTAATGGTAACGATATAGACACCCCTGTATTCGTAGGCATCCCTTACACCATGAAGTACACTTTCTCTGAGCAACTCTTCAAGGCTAAGTCAGGTAACGGCACAAGTCCTTCTAATGCCGCTAAGTTGTTGATACGCAATGGCTCTATATACTTTGACAAGACGGCTTTCTTTAAGGTCAAGGTGACTCCTAAGTTCCGTGATACCTATGAGAATATCTTTACCCCTGATGTCGTGGGTTCCACTACAATAGGAACTCTTAACTTAGACAGTGGGTTCTATCGTTTCCCTATTCTTACCAAAGCACAGGATACGAAGATTGAGATTGAGAACGGGAGCGCACTTCCAAGTAACTTCCAGAGTGCTGAGTTTGAATCCTTTGTTCACACCCGTTCTAACCGATATGGCTAACCTAGTTTTTCAGCAAGGGACACATAAGTTAATAAAGGCAAAGAAAAGCCATATTGACTACATCGTTCCCTTTATCCGCAAAGAGGATAGACTTGAAGTCGCCTGTATGGGCAGCACTCCAGAGGACTCCTTGCATAGAGCTTTTGAAACTGATGATGCTACCCTTACTATTGTTGACGGTGGTGATGTCCCTATTGCCATGCTTGGTGTTGGACAAGTCATTGATATGGCGTATATTTGGATGCTAGGAACTGATGCCGTTCAAGACGCATCCTACGACTTCCTCAAAGCATCTCGCAAAGTAACTCAGTCTTTAACTAAACCTTATGGTGCAACCTTTAACTTTGTTCATAAAGAAAATAGAACTGCCATTAAGTGGCTAAAGTTCTGTGGTGCAAAGTTCACTAGAACACTCTCCTTCAATAACGAACCCTTTTACGAATTTATAATAACCTACAGAAAGAAATAATATATGTGTCCACCAGTATTCGCAGCAATAGGAACAGCAGCAGGCGCTTCAGCAGCCTCTGCAGCAGCAGTTGGTGCTTCTATATCTTTAGGAGTCGCCTCGGCAGGTCTTCAAATAAGAGGACAGCAGATACAAGCCAAGACCCAAGCCAAGGTACAAGCAAATGCTTCTGATGTTGAGAGACAGCGTTACCTCAATGAAGTATCCTCATTGCGCACACAGCAAGGTCAAGAGCAAGTTGCAATGGCACAGAAGTTACAAGCTAATAAGACAAAAGCTAGGGAAGCTAGAGCAACCGCTAGAGTATCCGCTGGTGAAGCAGGTGTTGCAGGACTTAGCGTAAATGCACTTATGAATGACTTAACTCGTAAGGAAGCGATGTATAATAACTCGGTGAATACCCAAGCACAAATGCTAGACGTAAGACGTGACCTTGCACTTAGAGATGCAGGACTAGGATTTACTAATAATATGTTACGCATCAATCGCCCAATCGAAGAAGTAAACTACGCAGGTGCATTAGTGAGTGGCGCACAAGCTGGACTATCCACTTATGGCGCACTTCAAGGTTCTGGGTTTGGACAACCATCTGGTAGCACATCAGGTACATCAATGAAAAGTGTCGCTAAGTTAAGTCAAAAATCTTCTAATATGGGAATGTTAGACCTCCCTAAATATAAATCAGCTTTTAATTCATATACCTAATGGCTAAACAAACTCTTAAATCCCTATTAGGCTCTTCAGATGAGCGCGTACAAGTAAGCTACGACCCCTCTGAGATTACCTTAGCGCCCACTGTTCAACAGACCAGAGGCAGCGGAACGGTAGTTCAAGCGATGCCCCAAACAAACCAAGCGTTGAACTTCGCTAAGGCTTTGAATCAAGTTCCAGCGATTCTTGGGGCTGCTAAGAATATAGGACAAAAGCAAGCCGAAGAGGACTTCTCTCAGATGACTGAGGCTGAGAAAAAAGCAGCAATGGAGGACGATAAGAAGATTTCTAGGTGGCTTGGGTATGACAAGACGTTCCAAGAAGAACTTGTTAAAGACCACTTTGTTCGCACTAAAGGTGATATCACTAAACGCTTTACAAACTTAGCAGCTAACCCAGCAGCGTATGAAAGTGATGGTGCATTTGATGCAGCTATCACAGAAGAGAAGCAAGCACTTATAGGTGAACTACAAGAAAAGTTTGGTAATAACCCTAACCGTGTAATGGCTCTTAATGCCTTCGGTGACAAAATAATGACTGAGGTTATTGGAGATACTACAGAGATGTATGAGACCAATAAGATTAACTATACCTTGGACATCAAAGGAGCGCACTTAGCAGACCAGCTACTAACTCCAGATGAAGACACAGGAGAATTTAAAGCAATAGCGCCCCAAGTAAAAACATACCTTGATGACATTAAGGGTCTTGATGGTGTTGATAATAAAGTAGCTAAGGCAAACTTTGTTGCTAACATGACTGCTATTGCAAAAGAGTTAGAAAGTAATGAGCAGTATGGAAGAGCAGCGGAAGTAGTTAAAGCAGCACTAGATTACGAGTTCTATAAAGGCGCTAAGATTGCAGGGACAGACCGAGGAAACTTAGCTAAGTTATTAGGTGACATTGAAACAAAGGCTGCTGATATGCCAAGGCGTGTTAGAAACAGAACAGAGGCATCTCAAGATAGTCTTTCAATGTTTCTCACCTATGCTTCACTAGCTGATGATGATGATAGTAAAGAAAGAATGGTTGGGTCAGCTAAAGCCATCTTTACTGAATTAGGATATACTGAGGAACAGCTTAAAGATATTAACATTGATACAACTTCTCCAACCTCTGCATTTCTTAGTTTCAGAAAAGGTATGATGAGTTTACTTGAAAGTAATCCAAACGAATTACAACGTGAAGTGCTTAGAGAACTTAATCAATCCATTAACGTAAACAATGTAGCAGAAAGAATGTCTAAGGCTGTCATTGGCACTCATAGCCCTGAAGAGTATGCTCGGTTTCAAGAAGAGATTAATGAACACGTTTTAACCAATTTAAACACAGACATCTCCCAAATAAACCTGCGTGATGATGAGAACCGTGTAGTGCGTGTCTCTGACGCAACGGTGGCTCTTGCCATAAAGGACGCAACGAATCGTATTAAGTGGTACACCGAGGGTACTAAAATATCACAATTCAATACGACCTATGGAGAAGTTACTGCTAAGATGAAGGACATGCTAAAGGGCGTAGACAAAGTAATTGAAAAGTCTGGGTATGATACTGAAATGGACGATTTATTAAAATCTGAAGGTCAACGCGTTTGGGATGAATCTGGAGGAGACTTTAAAGTATTTAATAAAGAATATCCAAAGGTTATGCAACAAATTGTTGAGGATAGGGAAGCGGAGATAAGTGAACGCTCAGATGTTTTACGCAATAACGCTAATAGAATTAAAGAACTTAATAAGGTGACAGAAAAATTAACAGCAGGTGAGAAGAGGTCTGATAAAGATAAAATGGACATTACTCCATTCACAGATAGATATAAATATAACTCATTAGTCCCTGACGAATATAACGCAAAGGTTATAGAATTTAGTGGAGATAAAGTAACTCAGCGAGATAATGTAGCACTATGGGGTATGACTGAACGTCAGGCAATACTTG